CTCAACAGACCGTGTGGATGGCACCAGAAAAACTGCTCTTAAAGCAAAATTACATGCAGGGAATAAAAGTGGACATAAAGGTGTTTTTTGGATGAAAAACAGAAATAAATGGAAAGCGTATATCGGATTTAAAGGGAAACAGATCAACTTAGGACATTTTGACGATTTACAAGACGCGATTGCCGCAAGAAAAGAAGCAGAAGATAAATATTTCAAACCGATATTGGAGGAAAACGATGAACAGTGAACAAATAAAAAAGTGGGTAGATGAAAATCTGCTCACTAAGCAGGAAGCAATGGAGGTTACCCAACAAAGCTTAACCTCATTTAATCAATCGATTGAAGCTGGACGGTTAGTCCCTTTTTATGATCACGGTGTAGATCGTAGCCGTGTTAGATTATATCTTAAAAGTGATGTAGAAGCATATGCTAAGCAAGTTGCAGAGCGTCGGAAAAATCTTAAAAAAAATAATTAAAACTTTACTAAAAACACTTTACATGTACTTTTATACATGGTATATTATAGATACACCGAAGGGATAACATAAAGAATAAAATCTTAGGAGGAATTAAAAATGAAAGTATTTTACGAGGAAATCTTAGTTGGAGAAGTGGTAACAAACAGAAGTTTAACAGTGGATGAAGCACTTGAGTTGATCGACTTTAACGAAGAAAAGTTTATTGAAGAAAATGGATTTGATGATATCGATTATAACGATTTCAGATTAGTTTACTAAAAATACTAGGAGGGGAAACCCTCCTACCACAAATGAGGAGGAAAATAAAAATGACAAAAACACACGTAATATACACAAACAATGTAGGCGCACCGGGTGATAAAATTACCGAGGATGACGATTTATTTTTTAAACTTGACGAAATTGCAGATGCTGAAAATACTCAAAATGCAAAGTATGCACACTACTATCAAGAAACAACTAATGATTATGACCTTACAGAATTTATTTACGTAGAAACAACGAATGCGTAATTTTTAAGCCCCTCTCGAATGAGAAGGGCTTTTAATGTGGAATCGTGATGGTTATTAATTTTTGCAACTGACAATCAAAATATACTACTTAACCCGCAACTTTTGGCCGATATAAATAGTGTATTCGCTATCAAGTTTATTCCAAGATTTTATTTTTGCCTGTGTTGTTCCATATTTTATTGCAAGTTTAGATACAACATCCCCTTTTTTGACAATATGATATTTAGGTTTAGGAGTAGATACTTTTTTATTATCCGCAGGATTGATCCAGCTACCTGCTACTCCCTTTATAGGTGTTACGTTGATCATGCCATTAGCCTTGTTAAAGACATGATAGGTTCCAGCTGATACTTTTCCCTTTATGTTTTTTCTTGCTTTAGCATCAGCAGCATTAATATAAGCATTTATGGTTTTTACAACAGTGTATTTTTCATCCTTTGGTTTACTTACTTGCTTTGATTCGGTCTTTTTTTCCGGTTTATTCACTGGGGTAGTTTTCTTTTTTCCAGTAAACCACTCAAGACTTTTGTCGCCATTTAACAAGTTAAAGTCAAGACCACCCTTGTACCAGTCTACTTTACAATACTGCGAATACTGCCATAAGCAACATGGGTAGTCGGGTTTTTTATCAGGTTTACCGTTGTCTTTTCCGTATCGTGGTAACCACAAGAAATCAGCTTTTACTTTATCTAAATCATATTTTTTATACAATTCGTGGGACACATAAAAGCCCGTTTTATAACCTACATCTTTTAATACGTCGATAAAAGCTTGTGATGCTTTTGCAAGGTCTTTTGTTCCACAGGATTTTACGGTATCGCCTTCTACATCCAAAGCTAAAAATAGAGCATCATTATCTGCACGATTAATAAAGTCTTTAGCTTCCACAATTGCGTCATTGACGGAAACAAACATTCCGTAAGCATAATGACCGAAGGGGATGCCGTACTTTTTGCAGTTTGCTACATGTTTTTTGTATTCGCGGTCAATTAGGTTTGAACCATACTGGACACGAATAATCACTAGATCAACTTCTTTGGCAGCCTTTGCCCAATCAATTTTATTTGATGGTTGGTGGTGAGAAATGTCCATGATAATTCCCATATCTATCAATCTCCTTTTAATTTAAATAGAAAAAGAGCAACGATTATTCGTTACTCTACAAATTTGCTATCATCCCTTGGCCTGTCATATCTTAACGCTAGCTTGCTATCTCCTAATCCTTTTACTGTGGGATCAGTAACGGTATTAAACACGCTGATAATGATTAATGCCAATAAATACGGGTTACTGTAAGCCTGTACAACTAAATCCCACAACGTGCGCCATGTGGTTAAATCAGCAAAGGATAGACCCACATAAGCTAGTAGTGGAGTCAGAGCTGCCAGTATGATTTGCGCAATAAAAATTGGGTTTTTAAATCGTACTTTCCAGTTGATTTTCAATATAAACATCTCCTAAAAATTTTTAATAGCTGCGTAAAAAATGGCTACGGCGCCGCCAATCAATGCAACAATGAGTGCATTGGTAATAGCACGCCTTAGCCATTTTGTATCTTCTTTTATGTCCTTTAATGTTTCTTCGATATTTCCGATCTTATAATCTTGTATTAGCTCTTTTTCCTGCAACCTTTTAATATTAGATTTAATATCGGATTGCTCTTTTTTTAAATCGTCAATATCTTTTTGGATTGACTGTTGCCAAATATCCACATGCGGCTCTTCCAATCTATTGACCCCCTATCTCTCACAAAATAAAAAAGCCCTTATTCGGCTTCCGATTCCTGCAATTTATTTAATACTTCTTGTTTGATTAGCCCCTTCATTGCATCGGGTGTGGTTGCAGCTAAATATTGCTCTTTTGAAACTTCAACATAACCGGAAAGATTAAATGTCATCCCTGTGCCACTAGATGTGAAGTTTAAATTTACGGCAGTAAAATCTTGATCGTAGCCATTTCCAAATACAAAATTAATTCCTGTTAAAGTGATTTTCATTATTCATCAGCTCCATTTTCAAATTGTTCGCAAAGATAATCGTAAATGACTGCTTCTTGTCCACTCCATTCCCTTTCGCAATTCAACAACACATCCTTTACCGTTTTCAACATTACTTGGGCATCGCCTCCTTCAAATACTCTTTCTTCCTCATACAATTCCGTACGGTCTTTAGTAAAAGCATCTATATCTTTAATATCTTCTACTTTTATAGTCCCATCTTCTGTTTTCTTTGGCTCCCCATTTTCGTCAAGATGACAATGTTCTTTTAGTAGTTCCTGCTCTTGTTCAGCGAACTCATTTAGTTTTTCATTTAGTGCCTTAATAAATTTTGAACGATGTCGAGATTGTTTCCCTTTTAAAGACAAATTAAAAAGCAGGTTGATAGCCTGCCCTAGTTTCTGATTTTCAATTTTTACTTGCATGTTATGCATCCCCCAATTTTTGTTTTATATTTGATAATTCTAATTCTAAACTAGCAACCTTCAATAATAAATTGTTATTTTGTTCTTCTACTATTGATAAGCGTTCCTTATGGTCATTAATATAGTTGTTTAGTGCCTTTGTAGCCAGCATAAGTTCGCCGACAATTGTATCATCTTTCTTAGATTCCCTGTTTGGTGTAATAAAGTCGCTACATGCATGATATTCAGGATTTTCCCTATCATCAATTACAAGACCAACGTGAATTTCTTCTTCCCCTTTGAAATTATATCGAACAACATCTGTATCAATAATATTCTTTAGGGCAACTTCAGGGTCCATCGGTTCAAAATTCTCTTTTAATTCCCATTTTGATTTCTGATGTAATGCTTTTACGGTCAAGTCGACATATCCATCACCACCATCTTTTAAGTAAATTTCCCCGCCATCGTGAGATTTTATAGTGTGATAGCTATTTATCGAAATATTACCTGATTTTATGCCCCTTGAGAATTCGAGGACATTATTGTAAGCGTTCCAATATAAATTAATATTGTTGCCAATATTAAGTGTGTCTAGAACATTAAGTGCGCCTTGCAAGTAAACCTTTTCCGATGGTCTTAGATATATCTTTTCACCTTCAAGTCTCAAATTGCTATAGATTGCTTTAACTGTAATGTTACTATCAGAATATATGTCTGTTACTTCTGTTCCTGTTTCAATACAAAAGTTTTTTGCGCTAGTATATTCACCCGGTTTTGTAAATGCCCAGATGTTTATTGCACTAGCCGAAATTTGTGTTTCATAATTTTGTTGTCCTGCACCTTTTTGTATTGATTCGTAAATATTTGATTTATTAAATGGTAGCTGAATTGGATATTGTCTCAATGTAATAAGACCAGAATCATATTCTCCCGTAAAACTAGACCCTGATCCTGATGACGAATAAACGGTATAAAGACCACCAGAGAACATTTCGGTTCCCATTTTATAATTATCACTAACACTTCCTACATTACCAATAAACGTTCCATCATTGGCTGTTAAATGACCATTTGAATCAATTCTAAATTTACTCTCGTTATTGTATAAAACTTCCAGCCCACGACCGTTATTCATCCAAATATCCAACTGATTAGCTTGCATATGAAATCCGTTTTGATCCAACCAAATATTTTGTCCACTGCTTGATTGAGTGATTGATCCACCATAAATATTTACACCGGAAATCCTTCCAGCTGTTACATTTCCAATATTTGCTGATATTGCAGATAATGACGTAACGGCTAACTTACTTGCATCTATGGAGCCGGCGGCAATGCGTGCGGCGTTTAGCGTGCCTGTGGTCATCTTCCCCGCGTCAACGGAAGTGATATTAGCATTGCCAACCTTAAAGGATCCTGTAACCGTGACATTCCCATCTAGGATAAGATTTTTACCCTGTATAAGCACCCCGCTAGTGTCTAGGTTTATCTGATTAATAACATCGCCTTTTTGGACACGTAGATTAATATTTTTATCCAGTTGGGATATTTGGGATTGTAAATTATCCTTGGTATTATTAATCGTACTGGAAAGACTACTAGTCGTTTGCGTTAATGTACTTATACTTCCTTCCGCGTCTGACATCCTTGATTGCAATGCATTGGCTAATTGCGTAACGGTAGATATATTTTTTTTGTTATCACTAACTTGGGTTTGTAAGCCCTGCGCCGTCTGTGTAAGTGTCGAAATATTTTTCTCTGCATCGGTAATTTTTGACGATAAACTATTAGCCGTCTGTTGCAGGGAGCTAATATTACCTTCTGCATTGCCAACCCTAGTTGTAAAGCCGTTTAATGTTTGTTCTAATGAGCTGAATTGCACTAAAGTTGCCATATCCTCTGGTGCTGGTGTCCAATCGGTGGATTTGTTGCCTTTTTCTAACTTTAAGCCTCTAAAAGATACAGTTCCCGTTCCATTGTACCCTACTAGCACCCTTGAAAAGGTTGATTCATCTACTAGGCTTTTCGGTACAATTCCTGACACACTAAACTTTATCCACTTACCCTTAGTGAGTTTATCGGGTGGAACATCTATTGATAAAGTGTTAAGTCCCGAAGGATTGTATCTAAACTTGCACCAAGCATTATCATTTAAAGTATCACTTACCTGCATAATTTCAACCGATAGAGTATATGTTTCATCACCTTGTACATTGTCTAATGCAGTAGCACCCTTATGAGAATAAACTTGCCATTGTGCCCAGCCTGATCCGTTATTGGTTATTCTTAAGTCTCCTTCTGAAACAGACGAGATTGCACCAGTACTCGCCGTTGTGAAGTCCCAAAGTTCCTTACTTTTTGGATAACTATTTTGAATAAGATTCCTTCCACCAATTTCCAGTTTATCTAAATTGGTCTGCACCTGCGTTATTGTACTCGTCAAGCTATTGGCAGTCTGTGATAACGACGATTTAGTAGCATAATTATTTGTAACCTCAAGCATGTTTTGCGTTATTGCTTTAGCATTAATATTAATATTTGCTTCGGCAGTAGTGACACGACCGGTTAGTGTATCAACACTTGATTGAGTAGCCCTTGCTTTAATGTCGGTAGCATTTTGGCTAATTAATGTGGAGTGACTATCTACCGTTTTCTTAATGGTATCAACAAGAGTCTTATCAGCCTTACTAGTAATGTCCGTTAAGGTCTGCTGAATCTGCGTAGTATGCGTATTAACTGTGCCTTGCAAAACATTAAAGGTTGACTGGCTAACTTTGGACGAAAGCTGACCATTTATATTGCTAATCTGTGTTTGGACGCTTTGATCTAATTTACTTATATCGCTAAGTGATTTCTCCGCACTATCCAACGCGCTTTGTGCATTAGTGATTGCTGTACCTGCTTGTTTATATGCATCATTAGCAATACCAGATGCAGTCTCACTCATTTGTTTAGCAACACTAGCAATATCATTTGCTTTATTTGCAGCATCAAATCCTTTTTGCGCTTCTGCAATAGCATTCTTTGCATCCCTTGTTGCTTGGTTTGCGCGGTCAACTGCGCTTTGTGCGTCATCCCTAGCTTTCTGCGCTTCTTTTTGTATTAGTGATGTGTCCAAATCGACAATAAGCACCCATTGAGTGCCGTCGTAACGATAAGTTTGGGTATATTCCCCGTCAACCTCTTTAAACCACAAATCACCCTTTTTCGGGTTACTTGGTGCATCTGGTCCATAATAATTAGTATTTTTTCCATTAGCTGATTGAACGGCTTCAATCGCTTTTTGAGTTGCTTCTTCGGCTATCTTACTAGCGTTATTTGCAGTGTTTTTTGCATCAGTAGCAGTCTTACTTGCATCGTTAGCCGTTTTGGTTGCTTCATTTGCTATTTGAGTTGATTTAGTAAAAGATATATCCACACTACCCATGAGAGCCATTACTAATCACCTCGCTTGTGTTCATTGATTCTAAATAGTTGATTCGTTTTCTGTGATTCTTCCACATTCTCATTTGAAAACCCAAATCCTTGTATCAGCCACTTTTTCCCGTTTGAATCGTAGTAATACGATATTGTTTCACATTCTCGGTAAGCTCCAATGGGTTCAATAGTTCCTTTATCAAATGTATAAACAATTCTATAAACCAATGATTTAGATCGTATATCAAAACAATACAAACACTTTTGGTCATCATCAATGTCTGCTGAACCAGATGTCATATAAACATACGGAAAATCTAAACAAGCAGACTGATAGGTTTGTTCCACACCAAAATAGTTAATATCACTTCCTCTAGCTGTATAAATTGGCTTATATACTTTTTTCTCAACATCTGATTTTTTACAAACATAAAATGCTGGATCTTTTATTCCATTTACAAAAAGTACATATCCATTTCTAACATCTAAATTCACTCGATAACCCGTTGTACTAAATGAAAGCATGTCCACAATAGAAGAGTCTCCCCAATCTATTATTTTTCCAGGTTGATAAGGAAACTTCACCACATGATAGATTAAATTTGATGGATTCCGATATAAAGACCATATCCATAATTTATTATTGACATACTCAATCCCAAAATGAGAACCATGTCCACCATGTAAACAAAGCATAGAATCCATATATGTTCCATCAATAGTACAGCGTGAGAGCTCAAATGATTCAGTCGTTTGATAATCAGGTGGTCTATGGGTTTTTCCTCCATAAACTTGACTATAGTAAACATGGTTTCTAGGATGATCTATTTGAGCATATTGAACAACACGTCTATTAACCCCATCTATTCCATTCGCATTCATAGGGAACGTAAGAAAGTATGCTGCATCCTCTTCTGTTGCAAAAATAATAGGATCGCTAATCTCGTCATTTATTTGGCAACGGATGGTTGAACCAACCACTTCATTACCAACATAGATTACATTTCCAGCGTTTAGATATCTTTTTTCCCAATTCGTATCATGAGATCCATCAGTATTGATTTTTTGCCACACAAAATTGCTTTCAGGAATTTTCGCAGTGATATCTTCTCTTCCTTCATAGACACGAATAATAATCCTTTTTTCATTGCTATCTGCGAAATCGGTTCCGTCTGGTGTCGAGTAGTCTATTTTATAAGATTTTGCTTGGGCAGCTTCTTGAGCAGCCTGCGCTGCTTTTGCTCTTAACTCCCATATAATCGCAGGGGTTACGGCAACAATTTCAATAAATTCTCCCAAAATGACTTTATTATTTGTGGGATTCGCTTCCGACTCATCCAATTGAATGACTCTTGCGGCTATCGTCAGTTCTGGTTGCATAGAGAAATCAACTACTTGTATATGGTCGCCAAGATTGGGAGTGTAGCCTAAATAAGCAACATCAACTGTATAATTAAATTTCGGATGGTTAAATTTTTTGAATTGTGTTTTCCCCCAATCTAATAGACCGCTTGGGTTTAATATCTGATCATTTACAATATAACCTTCTAAATAATCACCACCATTGTTGTATATGTCATTAGCATCTTCATCTAAAATGTACTCTCGACCATTATTCACACTAGCAATAGAAACAATTTGACCTTTGCTATTGGTTCCGCCATACACATAAAGTTTAGTGTACATTTCTTGGTCACTGCCTTTACGTGTTAAGCCGATTAAATCATGACTATATTCTAGTCTCCTACCTTCCGATTCTCCTAGTTCTTCCACAATATCCACAAGTTTGCGAATAACTTTTCCATTATGAACTTGGACATGCGCTCTGATTTCAACACTAAATTGACTTGTAAGATTGTCCAACCAATACTGAGCATTCTGTCCAGCGTTAAACTCTAGTGTTTTGACGCCACCAAAAAAATCATTATCACCAATTTCCCATCCAGTTTGTTGCAAAATATATTCAAAAGCGTCTTGGCTATTTGCTGCCTTGAATGTTTTTGGAGGTACGATTTTATGAGTTAAATCCCATGCTAATAAATTGATTGCATGTACTCTCTTAACATGAGTTGGACCAACAACATCATCCTCCGGCTCCCCGATTCGATAGCAATAAAAAAATCCATCATCTGCCTGCTTCAAGAGATGATAGCCGAATGTCATATAATCAGTTTCTCGATAACCATATGGCACCGATAATTCAAGAGTATCAGACCATATCTTACCCTGATCATCTGCAATCTTAGTCGAACGTAAATCATTGTAAAACTTGCAGCCTTTCCCATTTAAGTCCAATATTCCACATACTTGTAAATCGGGATCCAATATTGTATACAAACTATCACCTCCTAGTTCTTAGTGGGGCGGTATTCTAAATACCAATCCGCTTCATCTAGTCCTGGCTCGAAAGCAAAAGTCTTTTGAATACCTCCCTGCATCGTTGGAAATTCACTACCAATATAAAAGTTTTTCATAAAGACAGCACCGTTTTTATAAATTGTTCGATCTTCACAATTTAGTTTAATTTCGTCACCTTTATGGGCTATAACAGTTGGGGATGAGCTGGATTTATTACCCCCATCGATTATATTCCATACCTTAACATCTGATAGAGCCATTCCATTGTTTGTATAACGTTTAACTGGATTTGCAGCATCTTCAGTAATATCCATTTTAGCGCTATAAAACGCAATCCCAGCTAACTTCTTAGCATATTTCCCTTCGCTATCTGTCCAGTTAACCACAATTGGCTTATCCCACGCTGGGTTAGAATCATCATCAAATTTCATGATTTCTGCACGATATTTATTACCAACTTTGCGTAATTCAAGATATCCATAAAAATCAGTAAAAGTGCTTGAAGTCGTATCTTCATCAAGTTTAACTGTTTTCCATTGCTGGACTGTTTTTGTTTTTCCTTTAGACTTTACTTTTTTTGTTCCATTTTTAACTTTAATCGTTTTAGTTTTGGTTTTACCTTTTTTTATTTTTCCTTCGCCATAATAAATATTATGATAATCTGTAGATGTACCTAGCTGAATTTGTGCGTAAACTTCTTCGCTATTTCCGTTATCCTTTAGCATAAACTTGCCAAACCTAGTACCATTAGCATCTAGCAAATATACTTCACATTTTCCTCTTGAACGTGCATAATACTGTCTATTCCACATTCTCACTCGGATGCGAAAATCGTCGTATCCATTTGGTAACCATTGCAGCCTTACTGGACCATGCCATTTCTTATCATTTGTCGCCTTACCGAAATCTGCATAACCATTAGCATCTTTACCGACTTTAATAGCATTAGTTGTACTTCGCATTGTTCCGGATGGTATTCCATTTTCAAGAACAAATGTTAGATTGCTTTTAGTTATTTCAGTCCATGTAGCTAATGTATTACATGGATCATGAAGCACTAAAGGTTCTTTATTGATGGGAGAACCGCCGGTATCCGGGTCTACATCGGAACCAATATAAATATAATTACCATCCTCATCAGTAATTGCTATTTTGGTGACATCCTTTTTCGGCAAACACGTAAAAATAGGAAAGCAATCAGCCTTCCCATTTGGTAGTATTGTTATTGGATTTTGTAACATATCATTGGACTCATATTCTCCATATCCCTTTGGATCACTGCACGAAAAACTAAGGGTACATGTAGCACTACTTCCAATCATTTGAGGAGTAGATACAGCATTAAAATGACCATAATAAGTATAGGCAGAATCATCACTAAAAACCATGGGGTATTCACCGTCACCAAAAGTCATTACTAATTCAGTGATTTCGTCTATTTTTTTGACTAAGTCATTTGAATCACTGCCCAAAATTGTAATATCTATTTGGAACTGTTTTTGTCCGTAGGAATTACCCATGAATATTTTCCCGATCATTCCTGGGACATCTTGTGTATTTTCCGTAATTTCGGGGGTGACAGGTCTTCTAATACTATTTACAATAAGACCTAAGTCATTTACAGCATCAACACCACAAAAATTAAAGGTTAATAGACTCAAAATTTTGTCACCCCTTTGAAGATATTTCTTATATTCGTTTGGCTATCTGAATATTTTTTATTAGAATGATAGAGCTCTTTTCCATCAAGATAGACGTTCGTATCTTTCGCCAATAACTCCGATAAAAGATGGATTTGTTGTTGCAGATACATAGCAAGATTAGGATCAGATTCACTTACTACATTTTGCCCTGTAATTCCTGCATCGATCATACGCATTAAATTCGCCTGTTGCGCTTCTGTAAGGACCATTTCATTTCTTAAAAGACGGACATCGATCTCATTGTGTAGAGGAGCATTCGCAAATTGTGAAGCTAGTCCACCAACATGGAGTTTTGGCATTTGTCCTCGGCCGACGATGCCGCCAGTGTGTTTCTTTTCTCCATGAGTAACACCTGGTATTGCAATAGAGTGACCTGTATTTTTTATATTATAGTCTTGGCCATCTATCCTAACAGTGACGGTTTTTGTTACGTCCTTTGATAATGCCCGGTTTAACACTGTTGCTGCGTCTGTTAGGTTGTCAATTTGTAATTTTGTTTCTTGCAACTTGCTAATAGTATTTTGGATTTTGCCGGCTTGCTCTCTATATTCTGATGTAGTAAGTTTACCTGCTTCATAGTTTGCTTTAAGCCTTTTTAATTTCTTTTCTTCCTTAGAAATTGCCGAATCAATAGATTTAATTTCTTCACCTTTTTTTACATTAATCCCACTCTGTTTTAGAAGTATTTGAACCATTTGGTCTCTAATTGACTCATATCCCTTTATTTCTTTTTGGACATTTTCTAATTCTTTTTTTTGGCCAATAATTTTTGCAGCTTGCTTCGCTACTCGTTCTTCTGCTAAACGAACATCTTGTTTAGCTTGATTAACAATATTTTGCTGATTTTGTATTTCGTAATCGGAATATTTATTTCGATTTGCCAACATTTCATTCAATTTTTGTTGTTTTTCATTTAAAGTATCCTGTTTCTCGGATTTTTCTACGTCTAAGTCATTTAATTTGTTTTGCATTTTTTCTTTTTTTGCTATAATGTCCTGTTCTTCTTGTAATATATCTTTATATTTGACTTCTGTTTCAAGACGTTTAAGGTCTAAATCATTATATAAAGAAGCCAATTTTTCCTTGCTATATTCTTTTAATTTATCAGTTGTACCTGCAATCGCATTCCCTTGATCTGTTATCTTGGATGTGGCACTCGGAACCCTTTCTGTTAAATCCCCATTTAGTTCAACCATTCGATTAAGTTCTTTATTGGAAAGACCTGATTTTTCTCGAAGTTTTTCCTGCTCATCCTTTAAACGCTTGATAGCTTCGGTATCAGTTGTCTTTGAAATTTCAGAATTAATATCAATAAATCTTGCAAATTCATCAGTTGTTAACTTTGATTTTGATTGCAATTTATCGAATTGATCAATATTTTTATCGAGTGCGGTAGTGTCATCAAATTCTTTTTTTAGATTTTCAAAAGATGTTTGTAAGTCTTCTGTTTTGGATGCTCCCGCAGCTAGTAAGCCACCTAAAACTGAAACTCCCGTGATTAGCCATCCTGCTGGTCCCATTGATAACATTAAGCCACGAACGGCAAGTACCAATTTACTAATTGTACTAATAGTTAATGCTATAGCTGCAGTTGTTCCAGCGAAAGCTAGTCCAGCCATAACCGTATTAGTATCCATTTCATTTATTACATTAACAACATTCGCCCCTTTTACCACAATATCCGTAAATAAAGGTAAAAGTTCATTTCCTATCTGAATACCTAAAGTTTCTAATGCTCCCGAGAATTCTTCATAAGAGCCCTTTAAATTATCCATCATTACATCAGCTGCTGACTTTGAAGCCCCTTCCGAATTTCGTAAAGCATCCGTGAATTCGTCTAGTTGATCTACCCCACCATCGATTACTGCAATCATGCCCGATGCTGCTTCAGTACCAACTAATTTAGCGATAGTGGCCACCTTATCAGCCTGCGTCATGTGTTTTGTTGCTTCAGTTAAATCGTTAATAATTGCGGATAATTGTTTGGCATTTCCGTCTGCATCTTTCATGGAAAAGCCAAGATTATTCATTATTTTTTCTTGAGCTTTAGCAGGATTATTAAGTGCTAATAATGCCGCTCTTAAAGATGTACCTGCTTGAGAACCTTCCAAACCAGCATTAGTCATAATCCCGATTGCTGCAGAAACTTCTTCTAAACTAATTCCTAATGAGTTTGCGACAGGACCAACATATTTTAAAGCAAATCCCATATCCTCAATATTTGCCGCCGAAACGTTAGCTGTCATGGCTAGAATATCAGCTACTTTAGAAGCGTCGGTTGCTTCTAGTTGGAACGAGTTTAATGCAGCTGCCACAATCCCAGCAGTTTTTGCTAAGTCACTACCCGATGCCTCAGCCGCAGAAATAACCCCAGGCATTGCGCCGATTATCTCATTGACATTGAAGCCCATGGCCGCCATGTCTTCCATGCCTTTTGCAACTTCCGAAGCTGATTTGGAGGTGGAAGCGCCTAAATCCATCGCAGACTTTTGAAGTCTTTTATATTCCTCGCTTGTGGCACCGGATATAGCCTTAACTCTAGACATCTGTTGTTCAAAATCAGCAGCAGTTTTTACAGCAATCCCTATTCCAGCTGCTATAGCTCCTCCCATGACTGCAGAAGCCTTCTGAACCTTATCTAAGTCTTCTTTAAAGTTATGAGTGCTTTTACGCGCCTTCTCAATTTCACTCGTAATTTTATCGATTTCTTTACTATCAAGACCAAGACCCTCAAGCTCTTTTCGCACTTCGCTCAAATCTTTTTCTAAGATTCGGGGATTTGCCTTTTTTATGCGATCATTTATCTTATCGATTTGTGAGGATGATAAACCAACATCTTTCAATGCATTATTTAATCCGTTAAAATTCGTGTTAACCGTTTTAGCAGAAGCGCCTGTTTTCTTTATTTCTTCTCGGGCTTCTTTCATCCCTTTTTTAAATTCGTTTGCTTCAAGTAATAGCCTAGCCCGCAATTCTCCTAAATCCTGTGCCATCCTTAACCTCCCTTCTACATGCGGTTTGCACCCATGTTTGTAAGGAATCGAAGTTGTTCAAATTTATCCCGATCAAATTGGTTGTTCGGTTCTTTTTCTTTTTCTTTTTCACTAATAGGTTGGGTAACGTTATTGATAAATTTCTTGTATTCGTCGTCTTCCATGAGTCGTCCGTTGGTAGCGATTAATATCATGATTTGTTCTAGCAATCTCGCGGATTTTTCTTTAGCTTTTTCCTCTAAAATAAATGGGAGATCAACCATGTAAAATTCGTTTTCTAATGCTACTTGTGAAACGTTCAATATCAGTGATGTTTGTCTTAAAAAATCTTCTGTGGAAATAAAAGAGCCCTCTACTCCGTTTGTTGTTGGGGTAGAAGGCTTTTGACGTTTTTTATAACATCTCGTAAGTTATTCTTTTTAACTGTTTTGGCAAGGTAATTAATGATTTCATCCAATCCAGCATTTTCAGAAATATATTTTTCATCAATTCCGCTAAGGACTGCAACTACACGAACAACTTCATCCATAGCAATATCACATGCAGAAATAATATAAGAATAGAAATCTTCTTTAGGAGCAAGGAGTACTTGCACGATCAGACCAGGTAATTGATCAATAGTTTCGAATAGTTTTTTCCAAAGGCTTGGAGTTAACTTCTTTATATCAACCTTTTTATCTCCAAGGTAAACGGTATTTTCATTTGTCATAGCATTTTTCAATATATTTAACATAATGACCTCCATTAAAAAAGGAGAGCAATGCCCTCCTATCTATTAATCAATAATGACAGCTTCGTCACCTAAGAAGTAAAGAAGTCCGTCAGCATCCGGATAACCGACAAATGTGATGTTACATATACGCTCGTTATCAGAATCATAAGTCCACTGAACATCTGCCATAGCCCCAGCAATAGGAATTGTAATGTAATCATTAGCTGTTGTACCGGGTGACGTAGGTTTAATAACTAGTTTTTTTGCTGCTTTTAATAAATCGATGCCCGCTTGAGCATAGACATTTAAGCGTTTTTTCACTGCATCAGGATTCGTTGCATCTTCTTTATATTTACTATTTGGAGTAACAGCACTCATTTTTTTAAGATCATTTAACGCAAATGGTACAATCGCTTGGCATGTCCGTCCTTTTAAAACAGATTTAACAGGCGTATCACCGAATTGGTCAACAGTAATGTCCTGTTTGGTTGTATTAACTTGAAATTGTACCCCGCCTTTAGTGATGTCAAAAACCTCAGGAGTAGTATCTCCATATTCAACTTTTGCGGGACCAATAGGTACATCAATAATTTGTTTTTTACTTTCTGCCATCCTTAAACCTCCTTAAATGGTTGTAATTTGAATCTAAAATTGGTTGAAAACACGGGTCTATCCATGATATCTATACCAATAGGTATTGGGTTATTTTGCATTGCTTTACTTTGATAGACATGATTATTACCAATCTCATAGCCTATCTTGTTATCTAGCAATTTAATAAGACTCATTGCTAGTTGCTCTGTCTTATCCATTTGGGTAAAATCACTTTTATAATTCTTCCCCTTTACGATAATTTGGAAGGTAGGGTATTCGATCGGTAAATCATTATCGGATTCCCCGCCACCGGTACCAAAAATAAAAAGAGCCGGTAATTGGCTCTCTTCAACATCAGGCATATAATTGGCATCAGGATAAACGTTAAATCCTTCCGCTGTTAAATATTCTATTAATTCCTTTGCTCTCATAAACTCACCTCAAAAAGCGAGCGCTTTTCGTAATTCTTCAATGATTAATTTTTCGTTGATCTTAATCGCATTTTCCAAATATTTTTTACCGGGAGAATATCCCTTATAGGATCCTTTGCTTTCCGTTTTGGGACCAGGTGACATATAGACTACTTTACCTGTTTTTGTTTTGCGGAACCCTTCATGTTGGACCGTAGCATAGTCATCCACTTCCGGACTAACACCAAAATCAATATACCTTCGTTTTATTTCCTTCTTCACTTCTCCGATTAACAACGCTGCTTCTAAATCACCCGAATCAATAGGAGCTAATCGTTTCGCATCATCAATAACTCTTTGTGCCAGTCGAGTAAGGGTGCGGTCAATCTTTTCATCCATTTCTTTTTCAATCTTATCTAAATCCCTAAGGGTGGAATCGAGATCAATAGAAAAAAACTCTTTAGCCATAGACAACCACTTTCCTTACATCATCCGTACCAAGATTCTTTTTGATTTCAATATGTTTGACATTGTAACGGATTTCTTTGCCTAATGCGTTGGTGTACAAAAAATAATCCTGCGGACTAATTTCATGAGCACCTTCTAAATGGATTTCTCCTATGCTTATAACGTCCTCGCCTTTATCGTTTTTGATTAGCTTTTGTTCCTCAACAACCTTTGCTTTTAGAGGTAAAGGAAAATAACCAGTGACACGATTCCAGTTATCGATAACCGCAACATTATGGATTATATCTGCTGGATAACCAAAAAGGCTCATATCAGCATGCCGCCTTCAAGAATAACGGTTGGTTCATCCGCTTCAAGTTCATAAAGTGGCGTTCCAAGAATATCCCTAACATCGGGAGAAACTTTATCCCTAGTATTAAATTCGATACGATCTCCATCCTCGCTGATATGTTTTAATCCTTGCTTTTGATATTTAAGGACGGGATCCAATCCTTGAAGTTCCCAAATCGCTTGATAGGATACTATTTCATCAGTCAATTCTACTTCCGGATACCACCGTTGAAGATTTCTGGAAGCTTGAATAACAGCAATTTCTTTTTTAACTGCATCATTCCAAACCTTTGAATCTAGGACATTTGCTTGAATCCATTCGTTTACTGATTCAACTGTAGGCATATCCATTCACCTACTTCTTTTCTTTTTTCTTTACTTCTTCTTCGGCCTTAATTCGTTCAGAGACTTCATCAATTTTAGCGACGCCAAAATCAATAAGACGTTCACCATCTTCCTTTTTAACCTTTTTTATCTGGTCACCATTGTTAAACCATTGTCCGTTATGTTTAACGGTTCCAAGTGCAATCAAATCCATTTGCATTCACCCTTTCTTTAAAAGCTAAAAAAGGGCACCAGCTAAGCTGACACCCTAATAATTAAATTACTGTTGCAGATACGACTGAATCATTGAAACCAAAAGAAGGGAAAGCAAGATTCACACCAATCGTTTCAACACGAATCGGATGTTCATTAACCTTGCGGAAAACATAGATACCGTTAGAATCTGTCTTTTCCGCTTGAATATCAGCAAGCATTTCCTCTGTAGATTCTGCCCATAAATAATGACCAAGTGCACTATCCGGAAGCATAATAAAACGGTTCTGTGGCGCCATACGCAATGTAGAGAATGACAGTTTCCCATTAGATAATGCTTTGTTTTCTACGCGTGCTTGCGTGTCGTATTGGGCGATCTTAGGTAGTCCAAGTGAAGCAAATAAGCTATCCAATTGCTGCTTATTCAATTGTGGCGGATTTGCCGAACCAGACGGATCACCGTGATATGCAATACGAACATTTTTATTTTGAAGCAAATACGAAATTACTTGGCGAGATGCAAGCGCGCGAGTAAGGTTGATACCTTTATCTTGCATCGTTCCAACCCAAGTTTGTATGTCGTCGATTGGATTAGAATTAGTAGTATCACTCCATAGATCCGTACCAGAAAGAACTGGTTTTTGATCATTGGTATATCCGAAGTCAACAGATAATTGGACACCGCCCTCAGAATAAGTTACTTTCCCTTGGGAAACAGCTTGCATAGCAATCCACTCTTTACGAGCCTTAATTGCATCAACGGCATAATCTGCATCATTCAGTTGTGTACGGCGAATTTCAGCAACCTCACTTGCGCGTAAACCACCTTGTGAAGCTTGAAGTAATAAACGTACAAGCTTTTCATCCATTGCGCGACCACGCTGAATTTTAGGAATTTCGATTCGTTGACCGCTCATTCCTTCTCGGCTACCATATTCAACTTGGGTACCAAGTTCAGCGATTTGCGCCATTACAGGCAAACGAGATCCTTCACGAATAACATCAACATTCAATTCAGATGTTTCATGCGCAGGGAATAAAAGTTCATGTAAATAAGTATTTGGTGTTGCTAGATTACGAGAGTAAACTAAAAGCTCCTCACCAGAAAGGGCTTGTTCCAATCCTAAAAGTTCTACTGGCATTTATATCATCCTTTCAATTTTAAAAAGTAAAATAAAAACCATCTTGCTGATAACAACAAAATGGTTTAAGCAAATGTAATATTAGGCATTTTGCCTTTTAAAGCATCATCAACCGTTAATGGTAATCGTTCTGAAATAACTTTCGCCATTTCGTAACCGCCAACAACATGATCACCTTCTGTCACATCCACAGTTTGCTTTAAAATAACTGATGGATTTTCACGGCCATCTGTAGCAGCAGAATCATACGGACCGTATTTTCCGTTAGCAAGTTTGCCGAGTGGCATGCCTTTCTTAACAATTTTCTTTCCTTCTGTAGCTGTTACCGTGCTCGAATCAATTGTAATCCCATTAACTACCTCACGAATAACATCGTAAGAAGCTAGAATTTCGATATGGTCATCTACTTCAAATTTTTGTGTCGGTTGTAAACGCATGAATCATTCCTCCTTTTAAATTATGCCCACGGATTGTAGGCTTGGGTTTGGGTTGTTCCACGATTTTGAGCCAGCTTTTTAATTTCCTCTAGGGTCTTTTGAGTACCACCATTGCCCCCATTGTTAGGGATATTAGCTCCAAAAGAACCATTCTTGGCTTGCTTTAAAAGATGCGGCTTTTTCTTTGCCAATGCTTCGAGGGCTTCTTTGACACCAGCGATATTTCCTTTGTCATCCTCTTTTACCTCTGATAGATCAGCAAGCGCAAGAGCATCTTCCCAATCAGCGAAGCCGAGTTCATTCGCAAGTACCTTAACCTCGGAATTTACTAGTCTTTTAAATGTTTTTTCGCGTTCCTCTTTCAACTTTGATTCTAGTAGAGCATCAACATCAACAGGCCCTGGCTCCTTGCCGTCTTTGCCTTTTCCCTTGCTTGGTTCTGGTTCTTTTTTCTTTAACACTGCAAGCATATCCTCTACAGAATCAAATCCTAACTGTTCCGCTAATGCTTTTTGTCCTTTCTTCTCCGCTCGACTCAAGCGTTTGTTTAAATCGTCCTTGGATTTGAAAGTGGCAAATGGCTCATCGTCACCGGTTCCACCTTCTCCGCTATCATCGCCGCCTTCTCCTCCATCTCCACCATCGGAGAAAAATTGAAGATCAAAGCCTAATGGTTTAGTAGCTTTAAACGTTTTAACCTCTTTTTCCTTGGCAAAGAGTAGCCAAAATGATGTGAGTAATGAATAAATGTATGTGGTTAGTTTTTTCATATTATCCTCCTATTTTTAAGCCTTAGTTGGCTGATTCCGTGTTGTTCTTTACCGCCTTCATGCACGTAAAAAGGCAAAATAAAAACACTCCTATGAGCGCTTAGTCTTTATTAATTATCACAATGGCAGGACCAGTTAATTCAATTTTCTCCCTTGAACCAGATGAAATAGTGACCTTCTCGAAAGTTCCAACTTCAATTGCCCCTACTCCATCACACGAAACCAGCCTGTCTATAAGTTCTTGTTTGTTAGGTTTATGTGGTGTTGGTACTTTTATAACTTTCATGTTAAATTCCCCCTTTCTTAATATCTAATCCGAACTTACGATAATCCTCCATCCACTCTTGATACTTCTTCGTATTCCTAGCCTTTTGACTAGCAAACGTCTTTAAATCTGGTAAATCAGGCATCCTAGCCTTGTACCGAATCCATTGCTTGCGAGTCTCATTCTTTTTTGATTTATCCCGCTGGATTTCTTCATACTTCCGGATGTTCTGTTCAGTACGATTATCTGTAAATGGTCGGCTAGAATCTTTCAATGCTTGCTTAATTTCATTTGCATCATGATATTCCTCCACCCATGGTGTGGCGTTATGGACACAATGGCCGTGATAAGGCGGTCGAACATCAAGCCTTGGAAAACGTTTATCTTTCCCACTAATTGAATAAACTCTGCCTTGGTATTTCGCGCACATTTCACACGTAATCCCAACGAAATTCACATAAACAAGGTCTTGATCATTTTCAATCATTCGATTGATCGCACCATCTACATGTGCTTTTCGCTGATTATATTGAATGACATTAGCCAGATACTTGTCAGCTGGCATGATTGCACCGTTTTTATAGACAATCCCCATAATGCCTTTATCAGTTAGTTCTGCAACTGCTTGCTTGGTAGCTTGTCTACGGGAAACACCTTGAACCAATGACCGTTCATTTGCTCTCTTTACAACTTCTGTTACTCGTTCCTTAGCATCTTGAGACATATTATCGGTAGCTTCTAGTATACGGTAAAAAACCTCGTCAACAATTTCCTGTACCGCTTGTTCGTGAATAGCTGACTTCAAGGAACGATTAACTTCTGCCATTCCTTGCTCAATCAATTGTTCAATCGCTTCATCAGAACCTTCTTCATAAGCACTTTCAATGATTTGGGCGCCAAGTTCAGAACTTTCTTTCCTCAACTTCTCGATAATCCCTTTGATTTGACGAAGAATAAATTCCTTCCGGCTCTTTTTAACGCCATCTTCTAGCTTACGAATCTCTCTTAAAATATCATCGCTAGCATCCGTGTATAGCTGGATTAACTTTTTTGTTTTCTTCATTCATTATCACCGGTAACACCAACTTTTGCTTTAGGTGGTTGAATAAATGTTGGAGAAAAACTATCCTTTGCCTGCTCTTCTTCAATCTTTTCAACTTCTGCCATAATTGCTTTTTCGGACCATGTTGGATGCAGATTACGGACAGTGGTTTCAAGGGATTGAACGCCTTTTTCATACTTGTTGCCCTCTTCATCGTCACGCTCGCTATCAGCCTTAGGCAGCATATCAGCCCATTCAATAACAGGTGCTTCAATGGAATAATTAGTTCCGCTCAAAGCATTTTCTAAGATGGTACATTTTCGAATGGCATCTTTTATTGCTCTATCAAATTTATCTTTGATAGCTTCTGCTTTAATAACAGACTGGATCCACTCATACAAAATAGCAATAGCAGAACGCCCACCACCATCGGTACTAAGCCCCGCTGCTTGTGGGGAAGTTTTTGATATGGCCATCATAAAATCGATTAATCTTTCAACATGCTTAAAAGACTGTTCAGTTTGAGCATTCCAAGTGATATACATGGGTACCGCACCGTTTTTTTCGTCGTAACTAACAACCTCTAAATCTGCATTCCTAACAAAACGTTCGCCGTAATAGGATTTGTTTTTATTTGCTACAGAATCCCATAATGCTCGAGGTATAGCAAGCTTAGGTTTCCCATGCTTGTCGAATACAACAGAATCACGAGTTATGGTCCAGTTGATTTCTTCTTGAATTAAATCGATATTACGTAAACCAGAACGACCACGAGGCGTAAGCAAGGTTTCGTCGTTAGGCAAATAGCCGCACATCAATTCATTAATTCCTTGGAGAACTTGTTCATCTGGAATGGAAAGATTATATTGTTGAGCATATTCTTTAATATCGATTTCTTTCTTTACAGTGTCACCTTCCATAGAAAAAACCAACTGCGATATTTGCAATTGGTTCTCTTCTAAACGCTGCCTTTCGACACGTAAATATTTGTCTTTGTCTCGGTTTTCAATCCACGAAATATCGGCGCCTAATCCATCCTCGTGTTCAAAGTATAGGTCTGCAGGTTTCCATTCGAACCAGGTACCTTTTCCATCACGTCGAATACGATAAGCAACGCCACCGTCTACTTGGTGTTGAACGATGGCAGCCCAAATGTTCTGATCTAACTTTGATACAGAGGAAACATTTTGAACAAATTCTAGTAACTGATTATCTGATTCAGTATCAGCAGAAATATTACCCAACGAACGATTAATAAGATCAGCAGGCAACTCGGCGATTACCGATGCAAAATTAACTATTACATAATGGGATGCGGATGCATTTTTTTCGGCTAATTGTTGTGCGTTTCTTTTATAATACAGCCGCTTAGACTTTCGGTATTGTCTTGCTAAAGTTTGGACTGTTTGTGCAGCAAATTCCTGGGCACGAGGGAATATATTTCCATGGTTTCCATCATATAAATCTCGAAAGTATTGTATTTGCTCCACTTCTTCGTCAAAAGGAGGAGGCGGAAACGTTTGATTTAAGTAATTAATTGTCATGATTTCACCTCACATTCACCCATCGTTATCTAGCTTAAATAATAGTTTGTATTCATTTTGCAATGCCTTGATTTGTCTTGCATTATCATCCATTTCTTGATGGAGCTCATCTATTTCCTCAACTTCAATGGTTTTAGGTATTTTCTTGCGAAGAACCTGCTGCCTTTTAGTGAGCTTATTAATTTCATCACTTTCGGCATGAAAAGGATATTTTTCCAAGCAATGAGGACAAACAAAATAATGAACATAGACTTTTCCTTTCTCCCCATCTGTGTAGAGCTTTTTCTTTGTTTGTTTAACGACTATTTCTTTTGAACATTTATCACAGATGCATTTGATTTTTGGTTTACTCATGAAGAATACCTCCTCTCTACCATCCAGTAGGACGTTCACTAGACCACTGCATTTCTTTTTCGGGAGCAAATGCCAAAGCTACCGCATCGGCACGGTCAGGCGAATCCAATCCTCGTTTTTTCATGTCCTCTTTTCGTTCTAACATGATTCTACCTTTACTAGTCATTTTATATTTTCTAGTAGTTAATTGGGAAATAAGCTTTTCATCATTTGGCAATTGTACACTTGCTTTTTCACCCTGCATATAAGCTGAAAGATTATCCTGCAATCGATCACGGATGGATGCCCACATTTCAGTGCCCCGATTTTCATAATGTTCTTCGTCGTTAGCAGTACGGCCGTTTCCAACTGGAATTACTTCGATAGTAAAAGGGAAATGCTCTTGTGCTACAATCTCATGCAATTGATCCGTGACACCACCACCGACTCCATCATCATCTATTTTGACTTTAACATGTCGAATGGAATATTCCGAATAGAAATATCTAGCCGCTTCGATAATTCGTCCAGTGGTCTCCGTGGTGCTTTGTTTGTTGTAAGTACGTAAATCAAATATCTTTCCACCAATACGAGGGGCAATAACCGTTTCATCGTCTCCATACCTCGCTACGTCGACTCCAAGATGTAATTCTTCACCGTAAGGCTCAATAACTGACTCCGTCGCCATTTCAGCCATTTCTAAAGGAATGAATACATCTGGTTCGCTTTTAGGAAATTCACCGTATACACGGACCCTAACAACATCACTGTCTTTACCATATTTACGAATAAGACGCTCGATGTTTTCCTTACTTGCTCTAGGACTATCCCAACTTGATACTTTATGAGTCTTATAATCTACTCTATCCTTATGGTGAGAATCATAAAAAACCCCACTTGTACGAGTCGGGTTACCACACATCAATAATTTATTTTCTGCACCAGATAGAGTACCGAGAATCGCTTCCATGATGTTGTCTGCAACACCAGAGGCTTCGTCCACTACAAATAACATGTATTCTTCATGGAAACCCTGCATGTTTTCTGGCTTAGTTGCAGTCCTTGCAGTAGCAAACCAACGTTCCTCATTACCAATCATATATACCTTTGTCTTAGTCCACTTAAGGAAGTTCTTAACCATAGATGATTCCAGCCATTTTGCAATTTCAGCCCAAAGAACATCATTAAGCTGTTGCCTTGTAGGTGCTGTGCAAATAACTTTTGGACTTGGCCGGCAGCATAAATACCAAATAACTACTACCGCTTCAAGACCTGTTTTCCCTACTCCTTGTCCAGAACGTACAGAAACAAAAGGATTGTTCGCGAGATCGTATAATACCTTCCTTTGCCATTTATCAGGTGAAAATTCTAGAACATCTTCAGCAAATGCTACTGGATCATCCCAATAGACATCTATTAAATCCACCAGGACATTAAAAGGAATATTACTCATCTTGGTTCACCTTTATTTTCTTTCGTTTTTCAGCAGCCTTCTTAATTGCATCCACCCATGTTTCAGCACCATCTTTCTTGCTATCACCTTTAATGTTTTCGATTTCGGCTTTGGTCTTTTCAATACCCAGCTGCATTCCTTCTAGCTTCAATCTACGCTCATCGTCTTCATGAGCGAGGTCATTAAATTGTTTTATCAGTGACCTCAATTCAGACATTGCCCTGGACTGTGCATTTAAGAAAGTGGCATGACGATCCCAGGCGAATTGGAATTCGTATTCCTCCTCAGTAGGAACCTGCTCGAATTTATCATCGTCTTTAGGAAAAACTTCATATTTGGATTTCTTGAGTTCCTTAATCATTTCTTTTTTATCAGTGACAAACATAATTTGTTGAGCACGAATGATGGCAGCATATTGTATCTGTATCTGATCCCATATCAAGTCAGCTGGATCATCTTTATCGATCATACCCATTATCTCTAACGTTTCCTGTGGAATGTATCGACTAAAGAATCCATGCTTCACAGCAGCACTGTTCCGTTCTGTAAATTGGTTCTTTGGATTAGGGTTTCCGCTCCGTCTTGCTTGTCCTACTTGCTTTTGATTAGGTTGCATCTTTTTTGCTGGGGTTGCAACCTTTTCTTTTTGGGTTGCATCCTTTTTCGTAGGATCCCTTGACCATCCTTCACGGCTTTTTCTGCTTTTCAATGTGCCTATTTTTATATCATGTTTTTCAGCAAGAGCCTTTAAGGTGATTTTAGATGTTTCATATTCTTTTCTGATTTGATCCCAATTCATCTACATGGCACCTACCTCCTATATTTGTTTTTCATTAACAAAAAAAGCACCTTAAAAAGGCACTTCTCTCTATATAATCTATATAAATTTATTTAGTTGTTTTTAGTTACCTTACGGTAACCATTAAATAATCTATAAAACATAATATATCTTCACCTATAATTGGCAGGTGTACGTCTTTTGCACGTCAAAAATAGCATTTATGCGACAAAATTTTTCACTTTTTTCTTTGCGCGCTCCACATATTGCTGAACCGTACGTCTAGAAATCTCTAATTCTTCCGCTATTTGACCATAACTCATACCTTGAGCCATATGCATTAAATAGCATTGGCGTTCCCTTGATGACATTTCTAATAAGACATCAATAATTTTTTTCTTTTCTTCATCGGATAAAACCCTTTTCGATGGCGTTAAATCTAGCGAAGGAAATAAATCCATATCGATTAATGCAGTTCGTTGATAAACAGATTGCCGATCAACACCCCGACGATTCCCCGGACGACGTCCTTTTTTCATCCAATCCAAAGAATAATCCATATCAGAAATCATTCCGTTAATTAATGTAAAATTCTTTCTTTTTTCAGCATCATCTTTATCTTTATCATAAATATCTAATTTAGCTTTAAATTTCTCTAAATCTTGTTTTCCTACTGTATATTCATCAATTAATCTATCAACCCATGTTTGCATCATCTATTCCTCCAAGCTCCGCCTTTAGCACGTCTATATACAGGTCTGTCCACACCCATTAACGTTCTAAGGTCATCTTCCGTTAAAACCTCAGATTTTCTTTTCTTTGGCTTTGTACGAACTTTCCCGATTGATTTTTTATGTTGTTTCTCCAATTGTTTCAATTGATCCCTTAACGTCGGATTCATCCCCTCATCCCCTTTTTTGCAAATAAAAAAGGATACCAATCCCTAAAGCATAAAAATGCTCTAAAGTTTGATATCCGTCCGTTCTTCGGTAAGGATTTTATATTTATTTATATACCTAAATTATATATAAAACTTTCCTTTTTTGCATCATTTTTCTAGTAAGATTAATAGATTTTTACCAATTGAAAATTATATTGTATTCATAACATCCGCGACCTTTAAAAAATATATTTTCTTTAAAACGTTTTATTGTCAGAACATCGACATTACTCTTTATCATATATACCAGAATGACCTAAGGTATAAGCGATATTTTCAACTAATGGTGTCACGTTTTGACCATCTAAAATATCACTTATTTCTTCCAGTGCATTTTTATATTGTTGTGCCTTTTCAGCTTGTTCTAATAACCAATTGAGCGTTTCTCTAAGCATTGAGTAATTCTCTGGTGGATAATTATTTTTAATCACTTCTCTTGCTTGTATAATATTCAATTTAATCACTCCAAATATTTCATTTTGTATTATATTTTCACCTTAAAGTTTCAAGAAATTACTTGTCTATTAATCATCTGATAATTTTATTTATCACCCTGAAGTTTCAATAGCCCTTGTATCGCCATTACCGTCAGTTAAATCAACTTCTACTTCTCCATTTTTAAAATCGATTTCGGTAACTGGAACATTCCATTTATACCTATCAACATACGCTTTGATTTTCATAAATTTCTCACCTTTCTTTTAATTCGTAGTATGAGTCAAACCTCCCCTAAATAACATCCTGCCCCTCAATCCTCACACGCTCACTCCGATCAATATCTAATACCTGTCCATTTTTCCAGATGATTAAATCTTGCCCATGTTGCTTTGCGGTGACTTTTGTTAATCTGCCGTCCTTAACGATATAAACGGCGCTTTCCATTAGATCGATTTCTGCTGTCATTTTTTCAACATTTACCGTCACCAGGACCCCTCCTAGTATTTATATATTGATACACAGTTTTAGCCCCTTGTAAACTCCACATTAAATGTGATTTTCATCGGAATTTCTTGAGACACGTAAACCTCACGATACCCTTTATTCATGAAGTGAATCGCTAGTTCCTTAGCTTCATAGAGCGTGTCCACTTTACAAAGTTTGTATCCAATTATTTGATTTCCGTAATATACAAAATACATAATATTTCTCCTTCCAAGACCTGACACAAACAATATTTGTATCAGGTCTTTTTTTATAAAGTGAACCTACCTTACATTCTCTTCTTTTAATTTTTCGACAAATTTTATCATTGCACTTTTGGATAATACACGAGCGTATGAATTACCTTCTTCGTCGCGTTGGTTAGGAATAACGTGAAATACATCATCACCTTTCCCGCAGATAAATACATTTTCTTCGCCGAAAAAGTCATGCCATTTTACTACCTGGTCCATCCTCTTTCCCTCCTAAAACAAACTAAGTTGTTTATCTTCTATATCCTCAAACAACCAATCTGTAAATTTGTCTTGTCCACCTTTTAACGAAATAATGGAATTTATCTTGTGCAACTTTTTAAATTCCCTTTCTTTTTTATTAATCCAAATCATAAATTCATACATTTCAATCGTATCACCGGGTTTAATGTTATGATGCAGAAGGAAAGCGATAAATCTAGGTTGTGATGTTTCGAAATCATCATCTGTAACCTTCACTGTTCTTCCCTCCTAATCAAATCAATTTTTTAATTTCCATTCCCCAACAATCAGCTATAAATTCAGCTTCTTTTAATTCAAATTCTTCAAATTCATAAGCATCTTCGCGATCATTCGTAATTTCGTAATGATGACCAATATGTGAGTAAACCGATATAAAAGTGTAGCTAACATCTGGTAAACTACCTTTTATTTTTGACGGCTTTAAATTAATGGAACAAACTATATAACGTGTCATGTTCCCCTCCTAATCAACTGATCTATCATTTTGTTTATTCTATAATTCATACGCCCGAACTTGGTTTAAAATTTATACTAATTCATACGCCCAAGGTATGATATAATCTTTTTGAAAAATGAGGTGATCGTATGTTCAAAAGAAGTATTAAAGATGTTCCTTTAAACGTAAAATCCTTTATAACTGTTTACGCCGATGGACGAGTTTATTTTTCCCTAAGTGTGAGAAAAAACTTTAAGCTATACCATAATTCTATTGCTGCTATTAAATACTCGAATCATCAGAAGAAAATATATTTGGATCCGGATTACCCAGCTTATCCGGGTATTGAACTTTCAGAGTGAAATCCGATGGAATAACCATCAGAAATCACCCAATTTCCAAAATTTCATTTCGTGTGGTTGAAACGTACTACTTTCTTAGTGATTCGTGAACTATCAGTGTGGTTTTACTTTGTTTTACCATCCATATGGTGTTCAATTAAAATCCTTCTGAAAACGTGAATGAATTCCGTTTCCTCTTTTGTATCTACATGGTCGTTATAAGCCTTAATCCACTTATCAACTAACTTAGCCCGTTCAAGTTGTTCCAGATAGTTGTGTTCAAGTCTGTCATTGTCATGCTGAATATCAATTATTTGACCTTTTAAAGTCTTTATCTTTTCCTCTAAACTGTTAATAATTTCAGAAATCCTGTGTTGTGGGTAAATTTCGTCTAATGGATTGTCATTCATTTGATGAAATTCTTTTATTAAGTTTTGCCTTTTGTTATCTAATTGCTCTTGCCACCTCGTTTCTATAGCTAATTGTTTTTCAGCCTTTTTCAGTTCTTCATTGAAGAATTCCAATTCTCTTTTTCTAACTTCGATAGTATTGTTTAAAATCTCTATGTGAATGAGAAGTGCTTCTATTGATAAATTTTTCATCCAATGCACCTCCATACTTCTTCTGAACTAAGCCCTACTAAATCAGCAAAGCAATCTGGACAATATATACCTTCATCCTCTTCTCGATACCACTCTGTTTTTCGTTTACATTCAACGCATGTTTCCATAATCATCCTCCTATTATATGTTGATGTCACCTTGAATTGTTAGACGTTTAGCCATTCTCAGTCACTCCTCTATTCGTTGTCCACAATG